GGAGCATTGTGGAGAACATCGGTGCCCTAGGTGCCCCCGTGCCCGCCTGGCTCCGCAAGGCCATCGCCGCCCTGGAGTCCACCGTGGACGGCGCGGGGGACAAGCTGGGCGGCGGTGACCAGAGAGAAAGTAAATAGACAAGAAAGAGGACGGCACTTAAATTTAGGTGCCGTCCTTTCCTGATAAGTCGATTCGTCCGTGCTCTTTTTCAAAGTCGGCAATATGACGGCGAATTAGCCACTCTATTTCCCGGTTTTTACTGCGCCCATTAAATTTGGCAATGTATTCTAGTTTATCAAGCGTGATACGGTTAATCCGAAGTGTATAGCGGGGCAGGTTGTCTTTCATGGTGGCCTCCTGCAAAAAGTCCTTGACAAAAGTATATGCAGTAGGCTAAACTTTGACTTAGATATGACGCATAAATGACGCAGTATAAATTTATAAAAACCGGGCGGGGGGCTCAACCCCGCCCGGCAAGGAATTACTCTAACATGTCCAACACGGCGTCCTTTAGGTGCAGTGGTGAGAGGCTATACCAATTAAATGCCATGACCATGCGAAAGACCTGTTCCGCATCGGTCGATACGTCCTGGAGAATCTGCACAGGGCCTTGGTGCAAAAGGCCATATACTACGATATCGTAGCTATAGTATGTGCCGATCTCCGGGGCGTATTTCTTTCGCCTGAACATGAAATAGGATATGGGCACGACGATCATCCTTTCTCTTTTTCTACGGGATGTGTCGTGTGTAAAAGGGGGCCCTCTAGCTCGAGCAGGAGGGCCTCGCTTGTTTATGAGAGAGGAAAGATTGTGCCCCCACAATTGCCCCCAAAGCCCCGAGAAATGCCCCGAAATCCTGCTAAATAGTGAATGTAGAATATATAAAAAAACAAGACAAAAAACCCTGTAGTCATTGAGACTACAGGGTTTTGTTCTGGTGGAGACGACAGAACTCGAATCTGTGACCCCTTGCGTGTGAAGCATGAAAAACAAAACCCGGCTATCCATTGATACTTAGCACTTTCTCCTGTTGACATTTTTCGGTTTGCCCCGAAGTTTGCCCCGAAAAGGCATTTTCTACAGCTCCTATCAGCTCACCAGGTGTGTTGCCGACCACGTGGCTATAGATGCCGAGAGTGACCTTTATATCGCTGTGCCCGGCAAGATATTGTATCTTCTTGATGTCCATGCCGGATTGGCAAAGACGTGTGATATAAGTATGGCGAAGCAAGTGCGGAGTCACCTTGAAGTCCAGCGTCTGCTGGATTTGTGGGCCGCGCTTTTTAGCCTCTTTCTCAGAGGTGGCCGCTGAAGCTTTGACTGTGCGCCGCCCGATAATTGCCATGAGATTACGTACAGTCTGGAGACTAGCATTTGAACCATTTTTTGCGGGAACGACGAAGACGCTATTACTCTTGGACTTTGCAGCGCGAAGAGCGTCCGCCAGCTTGCTGGGCAGAGGAATGGTACGGTGAGCCGCTTTCGTTTTGAGCGGGGAGGGGAAGATACCCTTTCCACCGTCAAAGCGCACCGCGTTGTTTACGGTGAGGTGGGGGGCGGCGGCATTGAGATCCAAGTCGCTCCAGCGCAGGCCACAGATCTCCTCTCGCCGTAGGCCGGTGTAAAGGCCGATCAGCACGAAGAGATAAGCGCGGGTGCCCTTTGTGGCATCCTCCAGAGCGGCGCATTGCTCGGGTGTCAGCGGCACCTTCTCCTCGGTGGGGACACCACCCGCCTTTATTTTGGCACAGGGCGAACGGAAAATCAAGCCATTTTCCACCGCGCAGTCAAACCCCATGTTCATGACGCCCAGCACCTTGGTTTGGAGAGAGTTTGACTTGCCGGCAAGGGCCGCCATGACACGTTGGCAATCCTCTGGCTTGACGGACTTTAGCCTATACCCTCCGATGATGGGGCAGATGTGGTTGTTGATGGCGTTCACGTAGTCCCGTCGGCGAGAGTAGGAAAGCCCATCCTTGCGGTTTACATACCACTGCGCCAGAAGCTGGGCAACAGTGGTTTTATCATCCAGGATGACACCCATCCGCTGGGCGGTCTCCAGGTCGTAGAGCTTGGCCCGCAGTTCCTCTTTACTCTTGGCGCGAACGTCTTTGTAGGCACCACTTTGCAGCTTGACCCGTTTACGGTAGTACCCGGTTTTTTCATCAAAATAAAACTCGGGGCGTCTTGCCATCTTGAATCCCTCCCACAAGTATGATAATATGAGAGGGTGATATGGGCCTGTCAAACCTTATCACCCTCTATGTGAGCCGTCCTTGGTGTTGGTAGCACCAGGGGCGGTTTCTCTTGCTTTTTGTCAAACGATATGCTATCCTATTTTTGGCGTTGCACAACGGCAGGCGGTTAGCCACACCTCCCGAAAGGGGGTGAGGCCCATGCGGATTACGTTACATATCGGAGCCTTCACGGTGACGATTATCGTAAAACGCAGAAACCGCCACCCTGGCCGGTGACGGTTTCTTTAAGAAATTGATTCACTTTCTGGGCTAACCGCTTGTTGCAACGCCCTTCTACACCTATTATAAACCGTCTTGTATTCGATTGTCAAGGCCGCCGCTCTTGGAGTATTCCGGGAGTGGTTTTTTACTGTGCTTTTTTAAGTTCGACCAGTTCCTTGATCATGGAGCGGATTATCTGTTTCAAGAGAACCACGTCGTCTTAATATCCGATAGCGTAGTCACAAGAAAAGCCGCAAATAGCATTATAACAAGTGCTTTGAATACCACGCCTGTCCCGTTGATTACGAGATAACAATTCAACACTCTCCAAAGGTATGCCACAACGATACTGATCAATCTCATAGCCTAAACTGGAAAGGCGAATGTTTATAACTTGAGAGGATACATGATAATAGGCGGCTAATTCCTCTTGGATACTGCCTGATATAAAAAGACGAGAATGATTGTGCTGAGATGCTGTACGGGATTGGAGACAGGACAGAAACCGAGGGATAAAGTCTTGGTATGGAACAAGAAGTTGAGCGGCGCCTTCATTTGCTTCCCATTCTAAGTAACTGTCTTGACTTTCGCTAAAGCATTGAAAAATTCCACCATTACGATCCCGATGCTTTGTTAGATGGATGATTTCATGTCCGCAGTCGAAATTTTGTTCATAACTACTTCTTGTGTCATTCAAAACTATGGTATCTATTCTATTGCCCGTAAAAGCGGCGCCGCAGAAGCCATCTGTATCAAAAGTGTGGTATATAATCTCTGCATGATACATACTCATCTCTATCGCATTGAATGGTTGCTCGTATGAAGTAACACCCCAATCAATCCTTAGACGATCAACAAAATGGTATAGTTCTTTTTTGGCGTTATATTCCATCGGCAATTACCCTTGGTTATTTTTCTTTATGTGTGCTTTATATACATCAAGGAGGAAATCTGCGTCATCCTCCGAAATGTCATACGGCTCTAACCCTTGCTTTAAGCGGAAAAATGCAGGACTGAGTTCAAACTCGCGCTCACCCTCCTGGGTGGGCGCTTTTTCTTTTCCTTCGCCGAGCAGGTAACCAACAGTCACACCAAAATAGTCTGCGACCTTTTGAGCTGTCTCTACTTTCATGCTAGCTCGACGCCCCATCTTGAGATCTGTCATGATGCTAGGCTGGATACCGACGTCTTTACACATCCGATAACCAGAAACCCCTTTCTCATCACACAGTTCTTGAAGCCTATTATACAAATTAGACATACTGCGCCCCCTAAATTTGTCAAAAGCGCAGATTATACAATCGCGTAATAATATGCGCTTGACTGATATACGATTGCGTAGTATTATCTAGGCAAGGACATACGCAAACGCATGATTATCTATCTGTTGACGCCTATAGTCTATTATACTTTTGCGTAAAAGTCAATACCAAAAGAAAGGCAGTGAAATTGTGGAAAACGCTATACTTACACCGTTTGGGAAGGAGATCAAAAAGCGTCTTGTGGACATTGATAGGACGCAGGCATGGCTCATTGAGCAGGTGCAGGGAACAACTGGACTATATTTCGACCGCTCCTACATGCACAAAATCCAGACCGGCCAGCTTGCCACTCCAAAAATCATCCAGGCTATCCGGGACATTTTGGATCTGCCGGAGCAACGTCAGGATACCAAAGTCGAAGGGTAATAAACCGGACTATTGGAAAGGAGAACATCATGGGCGACATCAAGAATTACAATCCCGCAGAGGAGGAAACCTTGGACAGCCGAGAAGTGGCTGAGATGGTGGAGAAGCAGCACAAAAATCTTCTCCGGGACATCAATGGATACATCGAAAATATGAAGCAGGGCACTGAGCTCAAAATTGAGCCGAGCGAATTTTTTATCCCCAGTACTTATACCGATAGCACTGGTCGGAAACTCCCTTGCTTTCTCGTCACCAAGAAGGGCTGTGAGTTCATCGCCAACAAGCTCACCGGCGAGAAGGGGACGAAGTTTACCGCCATGTACGTGACCCGCTTCAACATCATGGAGGAGCGCGAGAAGGCCGCTATCGGCGGAAAGACCGCAAAGAACGGTAAGACCCCGGAGGAGCTGGCCGCCGCCGACAAACGGGCCACGGCGATGCTGCTCAATGCCAAGAACCGGGCGGCGAGTTTCCTTCAAAAGCTCTATGACCGGGCAGGCACCAAGCCAGAGTATCAGGCAATGGCTCTCAGCGATTTCTATTCCGAGGATGGGATTCACCTCCCCCGCATGGCATTCCAGGACATGAAGCAGACCTACGACAAGAGCGCTATTGCCGAAAAGCTGGGCGTCTACTCCAAGGCATCCGGCGGCAAGGTGCCCCATGCCCAGGCCATTGGTGCGATTATCTCCACGCTGGATATCTCGGAGGACGAGCGCGAACGGCTTCCCTACTGCAACAACGGGCACGACGGCGTAGATTACCAGTATACCGAAAGCGTGGTCGAGAAGGTGCGGGCATGGATTGAGGCGCACGGCAGGCCCAGCCCGATCACGGTCAACGGGAAGAACTATGCGGTTGTCTACAAGAAGGAATGAGCATTGCAGAACAGGCTTTATGGGATAAGAAGGGCGGAGTCACTATGAACCAAAAATCAATGCTGACGGCCCAGGATCTGGCCGAACGTTTCGGAGTCAGTATTTACACCATTTATCGACTGACTACGAAGCCGAACGGGCTTCCCGGATACCGGGTTGGGCGGCGCATTCGTTTCAAAGAGGACGAAGTGGAGAGGTATCTGGCGGCTCAAGCGGTCAAGCCGGTTGAGCGCGCGGAAGTCGTTCAGATCAGAAGGTTTCAGTACAAGCCGGGTATGAAGGTGGTGAGTTTATAAGAACCCGCAATGAGAGCCGCCATCGCCCTAATCACTCCGGCTGACTGGTGACGCAGCGCCTTGAGGACTGAATGGAAATGTACCGAAATATCGCAAAAAGTTGCACATAAAAAAGGAGTTATGAGCCATGAACGAAACGATTATTCAGATCATCCCCGCCCCCTCTAACCTCATGTATGGGTATGACGGAGGGACAGCGCAGCCCGTCGCCTGCCTTGCCCTAGTGGAGCTGGCCGACGGCGACCGTGAAATCAGAGCAATGGGCCTGACGAACTGCGAGATTTTCGAGGAACAGACCGGCGCAGTCCTTTTCTTTGAGTGATCCTGTGAAAAAAGGATGGACGAGGTCAAAAGGGTTGCATTTGAAATGCGGCCTATCGAATGGGGAACTACCCCCAGCACAAAGGGACGCAAATTTTATCACCTTTTCAAATTCCCAACCGCTTGCGAATTTTTCAAGAAAAAAGACCGCCGGTGCTGCAACACCAAGCGGCCTAAAGGAAAAAGAAAAGTTGATCCGCCCTTATTTTAGAGGGCTTGAAGGAGATTGTCAAGTATGAGTAGCTACATAATTCCAGATTCCATTACGCCGCGGCCCATAAAGCCCGGCGTGGTTACGGTGGAGACTATCGAGGCGATCATGGCCGATAGGCCGTGCGCCATTCTTCCGGTAGCCGGTGACTGTTTGGAGGGCGTGGACGTAGTAGATGGAGGCTGGGTGGCAGTGGATTTCACCCGGCGGCCCGCGCCTCCCAGGTACAGGAGCAAGGGCGGCGACGGAAGCTCCGATCTCTGTCTCTGCTATGCCACGTTCCCCGGAGCGCCTGGCCCTGCGGTCATGTATAAGGAGTATCATGGCGTATGGGGCCCCTGGCAGATGGTAGGCACTCGATATAAGTCAATGTGGGAAGGCGACAAGCTGCGCCTGAACTGCGGCATGGTGGCAAAGCGTATCTTCGGCGTGATTGTGGCCTCCTACGACCAGGATGGGCGGCTCCTGTGGCAGAGGAACCCCGAGGAGTTTCCCAAGAAGCTGGGTACAGCGCCAACCATTCACGGTGA